CATAACTTAACTGTGCATTACCATCTGTTTTTATAATTTGTCCTGCACTACCGCTATTAGCTGGCATTGTATAAGTTTTAGAACTTCCGTCTGCACTTTTAATTTGAGTATTACCACCTGTCCATCCTAATGCACCTGATCCATCTGTTTTTAAAAAATCACCAGCAGCCGGTGCAGTAGTCGGTAAAGTAAATACTTGACCTCCATTGTATTGAACTTGATTTACTACTAATTTTGACATTTTATACTCCTACGCTGAATTTAAAGTTAAACTGCTACCCATTTCTAATGTAGCGTGTTGTTCAGCATCAATAATCTCTAAATCATTAGGCACTACAACTGTGCCTACTATATTTAATTCACCTAATGTAACACTAGACCCTGACAAAGTTAAGTCTGCTTGAAATGGACAAATTTCATTAGTGTAAGCTGTTTCAGTAATTGTATATGTACCTCCGTCAAAAACATAAACTTGACCATTGCCTGATATTTCTGTTCCATTTTTACCTAACCAAATTGCACCTAATGTAAATCCACCTGTTGTTTCAGGTATAATTTTTTGAACACCTCGTATATTTCCAGATGCAGATGAAATATCTACAGCAGATAAAACTCCCGCTCTTTCAGCTGGCATTGTTACAAAAACTTCTTTTTCTCCGCTTCCAAAATTTACTAAATTATCAGAATTAGATGATTCATAAACAAAATCTCTTGAAAATGTTGTCCCTGATAAAGTATATGTTCCAATACCTGTTTCCCAAGTATTGTTAGTGGTATCTACTATAGCATATGGTGCTCTTGCTCCATCGCCAAGAGCAGAAAATGCTTGAAAACCAGGAGAGGCACCGCCAAGTGTTACTGTACCTGTACCCGTGGTCGTCGTAGTCTCTTTAACTCTATCACCTATTTCAAGACTAAAGTGTGGCATTTAAGCAATCCTGATAATAGCATTACTTGAATCGGCAGTAGGGAATTGGATAGTGAAATCTCCAGAACTTGATGATTTATCAGAACCAAAATCAAGAACTGCAACTGCTTTGTTAGATTGTGTTGAGTTATAAATTAAAGCACCTCTAGCTGTAATAGTAGAAGTACTCCAAGTTGTATCAGCAAAATCTGTAAAAGCTGTTGTTCCTGAAGAGGTTGGTGTCACATTTGTTAATGAATTTCCTCCAGCGTTATAAGCTGTGCCTGTTGTTTCATTAGTTGTTGCATACGCAGTAGTCGTAGCACCTAATGTAGCTGAGGAAGTATACAATGCAATTTTAAATGTTGCACCTGTTCCAGCTGATCCACCTCCTGATCCATTATAAAAGTTATGTACACCTTGTAAAAGTTCAGTCTTAAAACTTGTGCACATTGCTTGTGTTATAGCCATATTACATTCTCCTTATAATTTCAGCGAGGTCATCATGTCCCTGTTGGGACAATGTACCACAAATAGTCGTACGCTCAGATAATATAGCTTGTTTAATATAATATCTCAACACTTTGTGGACATTTTCTTTAAATGCTTCTGCCTGGTCTCGTATTGCAGGCGGAGCATCTTGGGAAACTGAGATAATGTGATTAGTTGCTCTATCAGCCCAATGATCACTATCTAGTCCCTTATTATCGGTTGTTACTACATTAACCGTTCCGGCTTTTATGCCAATTTCTTCTGTAAACATTAAGTCACCTCTATTCTTAAACTATCAAAACGATATTCATCACGCCTATCTCTACCTTCAAATAGGTTTTTCTGTCTTGATATTTCCTCTGCGAACCTTTTTTCGTATTCTTGCTGTAAGGTAGGTTCTCCCTTCATAAAAATATATGCTTCAACTAATGTTCCATATAAAAGAGCATTTCTTGCATTTTCTGATAAATAAGTACCAGCTGTATTTACTGTTAAACTTGGAGGTCTATACAAATAATTTAATTCCATTGTGTAATCAACATCTGGAGTCGGTGATAATAAAAATGTATTATCTTCATTTTCTGTATTACTACCAGCATCAAATTCTGCATAATACTTTGGTCTTCCCATTAAATTTGTTTGTGTTGGATCATAATCATATGCTTGAATAAAAGACGGATGTTTTTTATCAAGATAATGATAATCACCATTTGCATCAATTGCAGCTAGTGAAAATGATGCAAGATAATCTGCTGGACCTTTTAAAAATCTATTGCCAGATGTCGAAGTACCAGTAGATGTTTTTCTAAATACATTTATTTGCACAAGTTCTAATAATCTTTCTTCAGCATTTTTAATAAAATCATTTATTGTGCTTACAAAAACAGATTCATCGTTTTGCGTATAATTTTGTACTAATGTTTTTAATTCATCTAATGTCATGTTATCACCACCGTGACTGTACCAACATTTGATTCCATTTGCGATACAGAAAATGCATAACCTATTGGATCAAGAGTTTTATCTGTAAAAGCATTTACTTTAGTAGTTTTTACTACACCCTCGCCCGCAGGCGTGTCTTTATCTGGTCTAGGTTCCCATAAGGCTTCTGGGTCTACTACATTAACTCGTAATTCTAGCTGTGGTTGTTTTGGTTCCCAGCAACTAGGACATGTTTTTAATCCATTCCACTCTTTATGTAATTGTTTTAAGTAATAGCGTTGTCCACATCTATCACATTGACCAAGAGCATTTTTTCCAGCAGCATAAGCCATTATGTTAGCCTCCTATAACTACGCATAGAAGGTCGTATCTGATAACTTTCTCTTACTTCATCTTGTTCTGCTGCTCTTTTCATAGATAAATAATAAGCAAGACCACTAGCTAAACATGGATAAAATCTAAACGGAACTTGCATGGTGTTTGGACCGTGATCAGCATCGTCAATTCTTTCTAAATAATTATAAACAATTTTGTCGCTGTTATTATCTGATGTCGGCCATATTTTTATTTTTGGAGAAATTTGTTTGTCTACAAAATATTGACTTGGTGTACTTTCATCAGTTTTATCTGGAATCTGTAAATATTCTTTACGACCAATTGACTGTATGATTGTATCTGTATCTTTTCCATTTACAACTTTACGACTTGCAACAGCCAATACATCAATTGCACCTTCTGGCAAATCATAAGTTGTTTGACCTTTTGTAAGTGTTTGAATTTTTTCTTTTACAGTCCATTGATTAAGACCTCTGTTAGCCCAATCAGCTAACATAAGATTTATACTTCTTTGAGCTGTTTTTAGATCATAGCCAGTTCGTAGTTGCAAGCCACATCTTTCAAATGCCTCTTCAACATATTCAGCAACATCTAATTCAAAATCCTTACTATTACTAACTGCCATTTCATTATCCTATTTTAGTAAATTTTCTTTTACCAGGAGCTATTGCACCACATCCTATATTTCCAGACCTTGTGCCTGGTTGTATAGCTCGACCATTATAGCTTACTAATC